GAATCTTGTGAACGTGGAACCAAAATACATGCTGAATTAGAAAATAGTATGTATAAAATGGGAGCTAATGTCTCTTTAAAAAAATTTGGAATAGGAGGTAAGTTCATTTGTGATAAAGGTCGTACTAAATTAGATTTAGAATCCGGAGTATATCCTGAATATTTAATATCTAGAACATCAAAAGATGGTATTCTTAGAATAGCTGGACAAATAGATTTGTTGGTAAAAAATGGAAACGAAATAACTATATGCGATTGGAAAACAAACAAAGAAATTAAAACACACTCTGGGTTTGATACAAAAACTAAATCCACTGCTAAAATGTTATATCCTTTAAATACTTTAGAAGATTGTAACTTTAATCATTATACTTTACAACTTTCTACTTATGCATGGATGGTTAAAAAACTTAATCCTAATTTTGTTATTAAAGATTTAGTGTTAGTGCATTTCGACCATCAAGGAAATCAAACAATTTATAGACTTCCATATTTAGAAAAAGAAGTAGAGAAAATGTTAAGATATTATAAAAAACAAGTAATAAGGGAAAAGCAAAAAGAAAAATATAAGAGAATAGAGTATTAATCCTAATAGACGTAATCTTAGATAAAGCGATTTTATAGATAAAAGCAAATGGAATATATATGGTGTCGAACGGATTAATAACTATTCTAATTAATTAATTTAATTATGGAAATAGGAAATATTGTAAAAGGTCATGCTAATGAAATGTTAGGATTAAACAAAAGCCTTTCTGAAACTAGAATGGAAATTTGTCATAAATGTCCTCTGTTTAAAAATACAACAGGTGGTGTATGTAATCCTAGATTATGGGTTAACCCAGAAACAGATGAAACAAGTACAGTAAAAAAAGATGGTTATTTTAAGGGATGCGGTTGTAGATTAAAAGCAAAAACTACATTAAATAATGCACATTGTCCCGCACATAAATGGTAATTTGAAATAATATGGCAAGAATTAATGGTCACGAAGTAAATGTTAATAAGACCGATGCAATGAAAGTGTATGAAACAGTAGCTGGTGTTGAAACAGAAGGTAGAGAAATGTTTAATATGTCAGCAGATAGAGATATGAAAAATATAATTGAAGATAATGCAAAAGCTAAATTCAATGAGAAAGTGGATGAATATGTAGCTAAGTTGGATGAACACGAAAAGCTCATTCAGGAATATACCGAGAACTTAACTGCAGATTTAAACAAAATAGAAATTAAACCTCTATATGAAGGTGTATTAATTAAACCACTAGCTCAAAACCCATTCCAAAGAATTAAAAGAGACGGACTTATTATTACAGATACAGGAGGTTTAACTCCAGAATATAAGTCTAGAGAAACAGGAGAATGGGAAGAAGAAGAATCATTCATACATTATGGTGTAGTCCAAGAAGTAGGACCTACGTGTAAGTACCTTAAAGAAGGGGATATAGTTATGTGGAGAAAACCATCTGAAACCCCTGTTCCTTTTTATAAACAAGGACTAGTACTAGTTAACGAACATAGTATTATGATTACAGTAAATGAGGGTTTAGCACAACGTTTTAATGAAATAATGAATACAAATGGAAACAATTGACAAAATTTTCTTTATGCCAGGAGATGTAGTAACACTTAAGTAGGATCTTCCTAATAAGCCTGTTATGTTGGTATTAAAGAAAGAAACTTATATTTTTAAAAATAAAATAGATAATAAAGAACCGATTTTAAAAGGTATTAAATGTAGATGGTTTACTTCAACGGGAGAAATGCAAGAAGCCGTATTTAATACAAAGGATTTAATTAAAGTTAAATAAAAATGAAAACACTCAAATATCAAGCAGGAGGGGCAGCACCTCAGGGTGACCCACAAGAATAGATTATACAATTAGTACAAGCAGCTATGAGTGGAGATCAACAAGCTACTGCTCAAGTACAACAAATTATGCAAGCTGCTGAACAAGGTGATCCACAAGCTGCACAAATAGCTCAAGTAATTATGCAAGTTATGGAAGAAATGCAAGGCGGTGCTCCTGCAGGCGGACAAGCTGGACAGGTTGCTCGTAATGGTGCAAAACTTAATTACATTAAAAAACTTAAAGGTGAATGTCCTGATGGATATGAAATGACTTTCTTTAAGGCAGGTGGTAAAGTTTGTAAAAAATGCCAAAAGAAAGTTGAAAAAGCTTGTGGTGGAAAATAGTTAGCTAAATGTGGTACAAAGTTCCATAAAGCAGGTGGTGTAATGGAAAGCATTCTTTCTGAAATGTTCGCTAAAGGTGGTGCAATGAATAGAAACAAACATACTGCTTTTGGAGAAGAAAGAGGAGCTAATGTTGTTTCTACAAACCATGCTGGAAGATGGGGTGGACGTAGAGCATTTAATGCTAACGGAACTCATAACTTAAACCTACATGACAAACCTAATAAGTTTACAGCATTTGGTGATGAAGGTAAGAAAAAGCCAACAAATGTAGGTTTAGTAGGACATAAAGCTACAGGAAAAACTGGAAGAATGCAAAACAGACAAAAGGCTGGAACAACATATAAAGGAACAGCTTTTGGTGGAGAAAAACAAAAGAGATTCCATAGAGGAGCTAAAGCATCTTCAATCGGAAGAATTGGTTCAATAAGTGGTTATCCAAAAGGACACGGTGGAAAATCTGGAATTGGCAAAATGCTTAATGGTGGAAATTTTCAATGGCCCGAGGGGGCAACAAAATACCTAATGAATAGCAATATATTTCTGGGAAAAAATTAATACCTAAAGGTGCTTCCGGATTTAAAGTAGCTTTTGACGAAGCAAGAAGCAAAAAGTTAGGATATTTTACATATGATGGTAAAATTTTCAAAACTATAAAAGCTGGAGAATCTAAAGAAGAATGGGAATCTAAATTTAGAAATAATCTAAAAGAAGAAACAGCTAAACTAAAAAGCTATGGTCCTGGAGAACATCTTGGTTGGAAAAACGTTAAAAAATCTAATGCCAATACAGATATAAAAACTAAAGCTTCTGGAGATACTACAAATGGAGAACCTGTTCAAGCTACATTAAGAGAAGTAGCAATAACTGCTAAACGTCCTAAAGCTTTAGCAGTAGGAAAAGGATAGCCTAAGAAAAAGGAAGAAGAACCTGGAATATTAGACAGATTCTGGAGTTGGGCTACTGGAAGAGGTTCTTATGGTGGAGGCAGCTTCGGAGGCGGTGGTGCTGGAGGAGGCTGGTAATTAAATAATTAAACAGTATGTTACATATATTTCAATATAATAATGTTACAGGAAAAATTGAACTTGAGGAACCAGAAATTCTTTTAACTAGAGAATTTGCAGTCCTAATGTAGAATGAAAGAAATAAATGTAAAGAAGACCCACATGGGATTGAACACTTACGAGCATTTCGTGAGTTTACTTATATATGGTTAGCATTAGACTGGCAATCAGTCTATTCTAATTACTCTGAACAAGAAAGACATTAGGAAGCCTTAAAAGATTCCGGACTGTCTGAAGAAGAGTTCAATGATCCGAATTTTAGAGCAGCATGTAGAAAATACAGAGCATTACAAGAAAGTAATAGAACAATTCGTATGCTACATGCTGCTCAAAAAACGGTAGATAAATTTACAGATTACTTTGAAAATATTGATCCTCAAGAAAGAGACGAACAAACAGGAAAGCCTATATATAAAGTAAAAGATATTATGGCTGAAATCTCTCAACTTTCTAAAGTTAATGATGAACTTAAAATTCTTGAAGGACAAGTGAAGAAAGAGATGGCAGAAGCTTCTCAATTAAGAGGAGGTGCTATTGAAGGATTTACACCACAAGGATTTTAATATATGGAAGAAGTTAAAAGAAAAAGGGGTCGTCCTAAAAAGGTTAAGATTCCAGAGGAGATTGAAAAAGTAATCAATATAATTAATGAAACCAAAGAAAAAGAAGAAAAGGAGTTTCATTAGATAGTAGAAGATATAAAACAAGAACACAGACAAGGTGAATGGGATTTTCCTTTAGATAAAGAAATTCCTTTCTTTGATTCCAGGCTTTCTTATGAACTTACTGGATATAAACCAATTGATGATAAAAGAGGTTTAGACTTTGATCCAACTTGGTATACTGAAGCAAAACAATCATATCTAAGAACTGGACATTATTGTTAGTTTGCACCTGGTACAAAATCATATTCTGATTTTTGGCAAAAAGAATATGTTAGATGTCGTGATGGTATGACAGTAAATGGTTATACTATAACAGGAGACCATTATTACTTTCTTAATTATTATAGACTAGAGAATTTACAGTCAGCATCAAAAGCAGGTGGTGGTAGACGTATGGACTTTCCAGATTTTTTTGTTGCACAATATGAATATTTTCATTATATTGAGCTTTGTAAAAGACTTAGAAAAGATGCTATTGGATTAAAAGCCAGAGGTGTTGGTTTTTCTGAAATCGCTGCAGGAATTGTAGCCAATACTTATAATTGTCGTAGAGAATCAATGTGCGTCATAGCTGCTCAACAAGAGAACTATGTTTCTAAAACAATGAGTAAAGTAAATGTACAATTGAACTTCTGTAATGAAAAAACAGATGGTGGATTCTTTAAACTTAGACAAAAGAAAAATACAGACCTTAACAAACGTGCTTCAGTTGTTAAAAAAATAGATGGGCAGGAAGTAGAATCTGGATGGATGTCAGAAATCAATTGTATTATTGCTGATAAACCTAATAAAATTAGAGGTGACCGTACCGATATTCTTCTTTATGAAGAAAGTGGTTCTTGGCCTAATTGGAAGAAGGCTTATCTTCAAGGAGAAGCCCTTGTAGGTATTCAAGGTTCAAAATTCGGTATAAGACTTGCTTGGGGTACTGGTGGTGACGCTGGACCTGCATTAGAAGGACTTGCCGATGCCTACGAAAAACCAGAAACTTATAATGCTCTTCCTTATAGACATAATTTTACACCCACAGGAGAAGAAGTTATAACAGCTTATTTTATTCCTGCATATTCTATTTTAAATAAACCTGGTTATATAGATAAACGTGGTTGGTGTGATCCAGTAAAAGCTAAAAAATATTACGAAGAAGAACGTAAAAAATTAGTATCAGATCCTGCTGCTTATGTAATCTATTGTGCAGAATATTGTTTTACAGCAGATGAAGCATTAGCTTTGGAAGGCACTAATAAGTTTAATAAAGTATTAATTTCTGATTAGATTACTAGAATACGTTTATTCCATGAAGGACCAACAGAACAACTTGGAGAACTTCAATTTATCTTTAAAAATGGACAACATATTAAAGAAAATATTTAGGGAGTTAAATGGATTCCTAGTAAAGTTGGAAAGATACATATTATAGAAAAACCTTTATGGGAAACTAAAGAAACAAATGATGAAGGAGAAGCAATTTCTTTTAAAGAAATGCGAAATCTTTATGTAGCTGGAATCGACGGTATTGATATTGGTCAAGACCAAACTTCAGAATATACTAAAGACCCTTCTAAATTTTGTATAGTTATAAAGAAGAGACAATATGGTATGAATGATCCGGGATATGTAGCTTATTATATGGATAGACCTGGAGACGAACGTGAAGCTTTCAAAAAAGCGTTAATGTTAATGATGTATTACAATTGTAGAGCTAATATAGAAGCAACTCGTTTAAGTATGTTTACTTGGGCTAAAGGAAAAGGATTCCTTAATTACTTTATGAAAAGACCAAGTGCTACTTATGGAGATTAGACTAAGAAAGTTAGACCTACATATGGTACTCCTGCTACTGCTGCAGTTATTGCACACTAGACAGATTTAATAGCTGCCTTTGTTGAAGACTATTGTCATACTATATGGTTTCCCGAGATGCTTGACCAATTGAATCGATATACTGATGAAAACAAAGGAAAGTTTGATATTATTGCTGCTATGGGAATGTGTGAATTAGCAGACGAAGAACTTTCTGGAATAGTTCCTACTCAAATAGAAGATGAAAATGTTTCTGAATGGTAGGATATTGGATGGTATACTGATGAAAAAGGTTATAAAAAATATGGGGTAATTCCAAAGAAAGATAATGTAAACATTCCTAAACATGACATATACCCTGAACGATACTATGATGGATATAACAAAACAAGTGATCCTCGACGCAATTGAGGAAGTTTATAAAAAAAGATATGTTGGTACTTTAAAAATTACTAAACTTAAACCTGTAGGATATAACATTCGTTTGGGAATGAATAACGATGATAAACCTATTAACATATCAGCTCAACTTGAAGGAGAAAATTTTTTAAAATTTTTCAAACAAGAACTTAGAGATAGAGGCTGGAATACAATTCATTGGTTTTTAGGTTATAAAGTATATCCAGATAATGGTAGTCCAATTGATTCAAATTGTAATTGTAAAAAATGAAAGACCAAGAATTAATAGATTATACTAATAAAAGTATTGCAGAGCTAGTATATCCAAAATGGGATTTACAAAAAGCATATAATTACTATAATGGAAAAATGGATGCTGATTAGTATAGATATCTCGAAGAGAATTATGGAATAGGAAATCCTACATCTGTTGAATTTATTCCTCTTATTAAAAAACATATTGATGCTTTAGTAGGAGAATATTTAGGAACCCCTATCATTCCAAAAGTTACTTGCAAAGACTCTGCAACTTTAAGTAAAATAACTCGTGAAAAAGAAATTAAAATAACTAAAGAAGTATTTGATTTTCTTTAGAAACGATTAAAAAATAAATTACTTGAATTTCTTCAAAACGGTCAACAAGATTAGTTAGTTGATAATTCAGTACAACAAGATGTAGATAATTTAATTGAAGATTTAGATTAGAATTTTATATCTCAATATGAAGTTGCTGCTTAGGATGTTATAGAATATATAATGCAATCACGTGAGACTGACATAACAACTAAACTAAGAAAACTATTAACAGATCTACTTGTAACAGGTTACACTTTTTATAGAGTTAAACCCACAGTAGCTAACAACAATGTTTCTATTGAAATATTAAATCCATTAAATACATTCATTGATAAAAATCCAGAATCTCCTTATGTAAAAGATTCTTATCGTGTAGTAATAAGAAAATGGTTAACTAAAACTGAAATTCTTAATACTTATGGTAAAAAATTAAGTAAGAAAGATTTGAGTTTAATTAATGAATCTTGGCAAGATGCTTTCGATACATCTACTTATTATATACGTTCCTTTTCAGATTCCAATGGAACTCCTATGACTGATGGCCTACAGGCTGGAAGAGAAATAGTTCCAGGATATCCTACAGGACCTTATAATACTTATAATTATAAGCTTATTCCAGTATATGAAGTAGAGTGGATTGAAACAGATAAATAGCACGTTATGCAGAGATACAAAACCGTGCGAATTGGAGAGAGTATTTTTATACTCTATGGTAAGGATGAAAATGTTATAAGAAGTCAGGATAACCCAACTTACTGTTCTTTATCAGTAAATGGTGTTTATTTTACTAATAGAGGTTCGGAACCATATTCATTAGTACTTGCCTGTGCTTCTCTTCAAGATAAGTATAATTTATTACATTTTTATAGAGATAATTTAATTGCTAGTTCTGGTAATGTTGGAGACTGGATTGATGTATCAATGTTACCTAAATTTTTGGGAGTTAATCTTCCAGAAAGATTATAGAAATTCTTAGCTTATAAGAAATCTGGTATTGCACCGATTGATACTTCACAAGAAGGTAGATTAGGTGCTGGACAAGCTCCTATAAATACTATATTTAACGGTTACGATGATACTATCAAGGCCCAAACAGTTCAAGCTATTCAAATAGCTATTGATTCTGTAGAGCAGACAGCTTCATCTATTACTGGGGTATTTAGAGAGAGATTAAATGGTATACAACAAAAAGATGCTGTAACTAATGTTCAAACATCTGTTAATAACTCTTTTATTATAACAAAACAATACTATCAATAGATGGATGTAATAGTAGAAGAAATTTTATTAGATGCTCTAAACTTAGCAAAAATAGTATTCAAAAACGGATTAACAGGAACTATTATTCTAGGAGATAAATTACAAAGAGTATTTACTGCTCTTCCAGAATTTTTTACTATTAGTGATTATGATATTCATATTGTAACAAGTACGGATATAACAAGACAAC